AGCACCTGTTGTAGTTTGCGTTCCAGTTACAATTGCAATTAAAGATGAAGTCACTCTAGTTACTTGAAATAGTTTATCTTCAAATGCAGCGTCAGTCAGACCAATACTACTTGGTACAGTTACACCATCTAATAAAATTATATCACCTGATTGTAAATTATGAGCTGAAGAAAAAGTTAATGAAACTTCTTTTGTTGCATCTGCAGCAGACATTGCAACACTTGAAATTGTAGATTTTACAGGAGTGACATCATATAGTTGTCCTTCAAAATATATAAGTAAAAATTTATCAGTACCAATAGCTACGTATCTATTTCCATTTAAATCAACAAATGCAAATTCACGTCTTGCAACACTAACAATAGTATCAGAAACTAATGAAGACCAACCACCAACTTTTTCAGGTAGTCCATATCTAAATCTAGTGTTATCGCAATCAACCCATCTGTTTTCTGCACCTGATTCGGTGTCTTGTTTGTCGATTCCAGGTAAGACTTTAAAGTCAATTAGAGCCATAATCCGTGCTCCTATATGTTGTCTTTATAGATCCAGCCTCTTGTAGAGTTTACATATACCAAAGTAAATGCAGCTCCATTTGTGGACACTGTTAAATTAGAGGCAGCGCCTAAAATAGGTTGACTATTTCTACCGATAGTTAAATTGTTAGAATTAAAACCGTTTCCACTATCAATGAATGTAACTTCATTTCCTATTGCAGGTGAAGCTGGCAATGTTATTGTAACAGGAGCATTTAAACCCCCACCAGTACCTGTTGTATTAATTAATAATTGATCACCATTAACTGCAGTGTAAGCTGCAGGTATTGTATAATAACCTTTAGTTATTGGACCCGCACTAATATTAGTTCCATCAGAATATAAAACTATCTTAGCACCTATTGGAATAGTTACACCTGTTCCTGAAACTGTTTTAACTGTTAATGTATAATTAGATGAAGATCTAGCTGTTGCATCTTCTACTATAAAAACTCTTTCAGCACCATCAGGCATAGTAACTGTTCTGTTAGCTGCTAGTGTTCCTGTGAATTTGTAATATAAATTTTTACCGTTTGACACAGCATAAGTTGAAAGTGCTAAAGCTAGATCAGATGATGCTACACTTTGAGTAAGATAACCTGATGCTGCTTGTTCTAAAACCTGTAAGTTTGTATTAGTAATTGTACCCCAGGTCCCTGCTTTTTCACCTGTTGTTATTAATTCTAGTTTTAAATCTGTTGATGTACTTGATGCCATAATTCTCCTTATGCGTCAGGGTCAACCGGGACCCAAACTTGATTAACCCCTGGGGGTATTGGATTCCATGTTATAACACTTACAGGGTTAGTTGCAAGGTTAAATTGTTGTCCTGTAATATCTACCGTAACTGTAATATCTGCTATTGCATTACCAATTGCAATATTTAATCTATTTCCTTGAGCTAATACAGTAATACCTCCTCCTCCAATATCTGAAAAAGGTGCTTGTGCAAATGTAGTTGATCCAAAAAACATAATTTATCCTTACGGTGTTGATATCCTTGTCCAAACTTGAGATACATTAGGATCAACATTGTTCCATAATCTTATGTTTGGTTGAGTAGTACCTATAGCAAGGCCACTTCCTGTTACAGCTATACCTGCTTTTGCAACAATTGTCACTGATCCAGTAGCTAAATTATATCTATTACCTGTTACAATTGCTGTTGCATTTGCTTTAGCTGTTGCATTACCAATAGATAAATTAACTCTACTACCTGTAACTGAGAAGTTTGCATCAGCTAAAATTGTAACTGTTCCTGTACCAATATTTAATTGATTACCATTTGGAAGAACAACTGCTTTACCTGTTACAGATACATTACCTATTGCTGTATTTAATCTGTTTCCTGTTACTTGAGCCGTGGCCCCTGCTTTAGCATTGACTGTGCCTGTTGCAATATTTAATTGATTACCTGTTGCTGCAACAAGTGCATTAGCTACAACAGTTGGGCTACCTGTAGAGAAATTAAATTGATTACCTGTGACCGATACTATTGATCCAGCTTCAACAGTTACATTACCTATTGCTGTATTTAATCTGTTTCCTGTAACGGGTACTACACCACTAATAGAAAATGTAACAGTACCTGTTCCTAAATTATATTGATTTCCTGTTACAGGTGCATTAGCACCTTCTTTAACAGTAACTGTTCCTGTTGCTAGATTATATCTATTACCATTTGGAAGAACTAATGAATTACCAACAACAACTACATTACCAATTGCTGCATTAACTCGTGAGCCTGTTACATCGACAAGAGCATTACCTGATCCAATATCTGAAAAGGCTGCTTGGGAAAAGGTAGTTGCACCGAAGAACATGGTAGCTTACCCTTTTTTCAATTCGTCTATTTCTGCTTTTAATTCTTGTATTGCTTTAATTAAAATTGGGTAAGTTTTCATAGGATCAGCTTCCCATTTTTCAGGATTATTTTTGTGTACTAATCTTGTGTATTCTCTATTTCCAAAAGTTTCTTCAACTTGATCTAATTCTTGTGCAATAAATCCATAATCTTTTAGACCTTTTGCAGTTCCATCTCTTCTGTTCCAATCAAATTTAACTGGTCTCATAGCTAAAATATAATCTAGTCCATGAGGTATATCTTCAATATTTTCTTTATCTCTTAAATCAGATAAAGATGAAATTGATGTATCATTACATCTTAGATTATCGTTACTTGAATCTCCTAAAGTAATTTCATTACTAACTGTAGCAGATGATGGTGCAGAACTTTTACCTAAAGAAATATTATTACTTCCTGTTGTAGTATTAGCTCCAGAGAAATAGCCAACAGCTGTGTTATTTGTTCCTGTTGTAACTGCGTTTAAACTACAATTTCCAACTGCTGTGTTAATGCTACCTGTAGTATTTGCTTTTAAAGAAAAACAACCTACAGAAATCATATGATCTCCTGTTGTATTAACTTTTAAAGCTTGATAACCTACTGCTGTGTTACCACTAGCTGTGGTATTAGAAGCTAAAGCAGATTTACCAACTGCTGTATTTTGCGCACCTGTTGTATTTGATTCTAAAGAACTATGTCCAACAGTTGTATTATTAGATGCTGTTGTATTAGCATACATTGCGTTAGTACCAATAGCTGTTAAAGCTGAACCTGTAGTATTTGTTTTTAAAGCTTCTTGACCCATTGCTACATTTCCAGAAGCTGTTGTGTTTTCTTGTAAAGCAAGTCTTCCAACTGCTGTGTTACTAGAACCTGTAGTATTTTCTTCCATAGTAGCAGTTCCAATAGCTACATTATTTGTACCTGTTGTGTTTCCATGTAAACCACAAAAACCAATTCCTACATTGTTTGATGCTGTAGTGTTGGTTTGCATAGCCATGTGTCCAATAGCAACATTATTTAAACCTTCTGTGTTAGCACCTAAAGATAAAACACCAGCAGCTATATTTCTATATCCTGTTGTATTAACTCCAAGAGCTGACCTACCCATTGCTACATTACAATAACCTGTTGTATTTAAATTTAAAGCTGCTACTCCTACTGCAGTATTATCATCTGCTGTGGTATTGGTTCTAAGTGCATAATCTCCAATTGCTACATTATCTTCACCTGTAGTGTTAGCTGTTAATGCTATATTACCAACTGCAGTATTATTTGCTCCTGTTGTGTTTGCTTTTAAAGCATCTTTACCAACTGCTGTGTTTTGAGAACCTGTTGTGTTTAAATCTAAAGCATTTAAACCTACTGCAACGTTGTTATCTCCAGTAGTTAATGCTCCAAATACTCCTGTACCAACTCCAGTATTTCCGTCAGCAGAACTTAAAGTTCCTGTTGTAGAAGTACCTACTAATAAACTGTTTGTGAAATTTGTGCCACCTTGTTTACTTATTAAATCTACGTTTAAAGTTACATCGCCTGATGTACCACCACCTGATAAACCTGTACCTGCTACAACTGAAGAAATATCTCCAGTTAATTCTGAACCATTGTTTTGTAATGTACCTACTACATTAATAGTATCACCACTATCACCTATTGTAACAGTGGTACCACTTCTTGGACTAAGTTTATTTACTTTTACTTCACTCATTTAGTTTCTTCTTTTAACTCTTCGGGTAAGTTAGATTTTAAAATATCTAAGTAGTGCTTTGTCAAAATTTCGGTATGAGTAAACTTTACTTTTAACTTACTTTGTTCTTGAGTTAGTACTTGGATATTTTGTAACGCAACTTTCCCGTCTTCGGAAAGCTTAGTTTCATCGTACTTTTTATCGTCGATTGTGATCATTAAAACTCCTAGCTTGCTGTGTGAGCTTTACCAGCAACGATAGCCGCATTAGCTGCAGTCATATCCTCTGATGTCCAGTAATCTTTAGCAACCATAAGTTCTAAGTGTTCAACATTTCTATCAACTGCACCTTGTCTATCAACTGCTTCTTCGTCAGCCATCTGCGTTCCATCAATGATACCATTGATTAGATCTACAGAATGACCCATAGCTGTGTAATCTTGTGCAATTTCTTCTGCTGTTTTTACTTCGTCTGACATAGTTTATCCTCCGTGATTATATTGTTGCGCATGCAACGGGTTTAAGTTTATCAATTTTCTTAAAATTATCAATAACTAACTTGGGTTCTACCATATTATTTCTTGGGTCACTATCATTAAATTTAGCCTCATCCCACTTATCTTTCATATGAAAATGTAAGTTTTTATTGTGAGAATAACCAAATTGAGTCCAACGTGTACTACCCCAAATAACTACCCCATAAGCTTTAGCTGATGGTGAAAAGTGTTGTAAACAACTGTCAATACTAATGAATCCTTCAGCACCTTTTAACATTTCATGGATCTGGGACCAATGTAGATCACATCTAATAGTTTTTTGATAGTGTGGTTCGTTAGGTAAAACACAGTTAATAATAGTTGTATCAGGGTATTCTTCTTGCAACATATTAACTAATTGTTGTGCAAGATAAGGTTGATAATTTCTATTTGGATTGATGTTTGTATACTGAACATTGTCTCCATAATTCCATTTAGCTTGACCACCACTAAATTGAATCATAATGTATTTACCAATCTTATTATCAGTTAACCATTTAGTAACAGATGCTTTATGTCGTTCTGTATATAATTTACCTGTCATAGATCTATTAAAATCTACACCGTGATGTTCACAGTAACTTTCAATAATGTGTTGTTTACCAAATTGAAAATTTGATTTGTATGGCTCACAATAAAATATATTATTAGACGCCATGATTCTTGGATCTTGTAACGGTAATGTAGATTCTAAAGCTAGTTTAACATCTGGGTTACCAGCGAAACAATCTATGTAAGGTGTATAAACTTGCACCTCTGATTTTTTTTTTAATTTAGGTAGTAAAGCAGTGAATGCGGTACATTTACCAACACCACCTTCTACGACGTACGTATTAAGCATTTGTATTCCTTTCGATTTATTAATTACTTTCTAACGCTTCTATTCTAGATTTCAAGTCTTTATTTTCTTCTGATAATTCTTGTACTGCTTTAATTAATGGATAAACAAACATTTCTTGTGAAATCGCTTGCATACCATCATCATCAACCCATCCACCAAAATCAGTAATGTTATTTTTATCTAAAGCTGCTTTAACTTCTTGTGCGATCATACCATATAGTTTTTTTTTATGTTTTGGTTCTGTTACATTGGGATTATAATCTTTAAAAGTTTCTGGTAATT